CCTGAATTTTTACGACCGCGAAATTAAAAGTTTAGGTTACCGAAAAATAGGATTGATTTATGAGAGGACGTAAGCCCAAGCCAACGGCGCTAAAAAAGCTGGCGGGTAATCCGGGCAAGCGTAAGCTCAATGATGCCGAGCCAGACTTCACTGAAATAACAGATGTTGAGCCGCCAGAGTGGCTGCCGCAATTAGCAGTGGAAATGTGGCAGACAGTCATGCCGGAATTGCTAGCTGCCAAAGTCTTAACTGTGCCGGACCTGCATAATGTTGAAGCGTTTTGTACAGCATACGCAATGTGGCGAGATGCGGAAGATCACGTTAAGAAATTTGGTGTTGTCATAGAAACGGAAAAATCTACAATCAAAAACCCAGCAGTAACTGTGATTAACGAAGCCAAAAAACAAATGCGAGAGTTTGGTTCATTACTTGGACTTGATCCGAGCTCAAGACAAAGATTGGTAGGCCCCAAAAAGAGTGAAGACAAAGGGAATCCGTTTGATAATTTTTAATCCATCAACTAAATAGAGTTAACAATGAAATGTCCCGTAAATATCCTAATGTCGCAAAAGCTGAAAAGTATGCTCGCGACGTGGTTGCGGGAAAAATCATTGCATGTAAGTGGATTAAACTGGCGTGCCAACGTCATTTAGACGAAAAAAAACTAAGCAGAAGTAAAGACTTCCTATACAGGTTTGACCCTGAGAGAGCTGAGCGAGTAGCTAAGTTTATCCAATTGCTACCACATACGAAGGGCAAGTGGGCTAGAGAACGCCTGCCAATAACGCTTGAACCATGGCAGCTGTTTAGTATTTGCATACCGTTTGGCTGGATTATCAAAAAGACAAAAATGCGCCGGTTCCGGCGCTTGCTTGTTTTTGTGCCACGTAAAAATGGCAAGTCCGTCATTGCGGCTGGCATCGGCTTATATATGTTCGTTGCTGATAACGAGTTTGGTGCCGAAGTTTATAGCGGAGCGACAACTGAGAAGCAAGCTTGGGAAGTGTTTCGACCAGCAAAGCAGATGGTTGACCGCACACCGGCATTAAAAGCACGCTTTGGCATTGAGTCAAATGCATCAAACATGAACGTCATGGCTGATGGCTCACGATTTGAACCAGTAATTGGCAATCCGGGTGATGGTTCGAGTCCGTCATGTGCATTGGTTGATGAATATCATGAGCATAAAGACTCGTCACTATATGACACTATGGAAACCGGTATGGGTGCCCGTGACCAGCCAATGATGGTGGTAATTACAACGGCTGGTTCGAATATCGGTGGTCCTTGTTACACACTAGTGCGCGATGCTCAAAAAATGCTCGATGGTGCGCTAGATATGCCCGATATGTGGGCGATGATCTACACCAAAGATGAAGAAGACGAATGGTCAAGCGAACTGGCACTGCGTAAAGCTAATCCAAACTATGATATTTCGGTCAGCGGTGAATTCCTAAGGGCGCGCTGCCGAGATGCAATGCAGTCAGCACACAAGCAAAATACATTCAGAACCAAGCACGTCAACGAGTTTGTGGGCGCCAAATCTGCTTGGATGAATATGTCCAAGTGGCAAATGGCGCCAGAGCGTAAATCACTTGAGGAGCTACAAGGCAGACCGTGCTATATCGGTCTGGACTTAGCAACCAAGATTGATATTGTCGCCAAAGTGATGGTGTTTCCGCCAACGGATGATGATCCTTATTATCATGTCCACGGCAAGTACTACATCCCAGAAGCCCGCTTGATGGAAGAAGGCGAGGTGAATAGCGAGCGTTATAAAGAATATGACGCGCTAGGACTCCTTACCGTGACGGATGGCGAAGTTATTGATTTTAGCGCCATTGAGGATGACTTAGCTTGTGATTTGGAAGCACACAATGTGCAAGAGATTGCATACGACCCATGGCAAGCTGCTCAGTTGGCTCAAAACATGGAGAATGACGGCGCTGTCATGGTTGAGATTCGGCACACTGTTCAAAACATGTCAGAACCAATGAAAGAAGTTGAAGCACTGGTATTGTCACAGCGCTTAGCACACGGCAACTGCCCTGTGATGACTTGGATGATGTCTAATGTGGTGGCCACACTGGATAAAAAAGACAACATCTATCCGAACAAAGAGCGAGCTGAAAATAAAATCGATGGCCCGGTGGCGTTAATCATGTCACTGGCACGAGCTACTTTACACAATCAATCTAACAATATTAATGATTATTTAATGGACCCTGTCATAGCATGAGTAATTTAACTGACGAATCATGGTGGTCACGCCTGAAGCGGTCCATGTTTGGGGGCGCTACACGTCTTGATAAAGGCGGCGAGTCAATACCATTTACTGGAGAGTCAACAGCATCAGGCAATGCCGTAAATGCCGAAACAGCCTTGAAACTTGCAACAGTCTGGGCTTGCGTGAGAATGCGCTCACAAACTATCTCGAGTTTGCCATTACATATTTATGATAGCAATAAACATATAGCTGCTGACCATCCTCTATACCGCATTTTACACGACACTCCCAACGCCGACATGGTGGCCAGCGAGTATTGGGAAGCTATGATTGCCTCCCTGGACTTGTGGGGTAATGCATACTCATTAATTAGCCGCAATGCAGCTAAAGCTGTTGTCTCATTGGAGGTGTTAAACCCTGAGAAAATGACGGTAATACGCTCAAAAAGTGGCGAGATTACTTATAAATATGAGTCTAATGGCAAGACAATAACTTATTACGAAGATGATGTTTTGCATATTAAGGGCTTTACAGTAGATGGATTGGTGGGTTTATCGCCAATAAAGTATCAAGCCAATACAATGGGCATGCAAATAGATGCAAACAATGCAGCCGCTCAAGAATTTAAGAATAATTTAAAAGTGGGAGGCTTTTTAAAGTCTGGTGAAAAGGTGCTGTCGAGAGAGCAGCGGGAGCGAATGCGCGAAAACCTAGCTACCTTTGCCCAGCCAGAAAACTCTGGAAAATGGATGGTGCTAGAAGCAGGAATGGAGCCTGCTGGCGCGGCCAATATCCGTATTAACCCTCAGGACGCCCAGCTTTTAGAATCACGTTATTTTGGCATCGAAGAAATCTGTAGAGCATTCGGTGTGCCGCCTCAGCTTATCTATCATACTGACAAAGCCAGCAGTTGGGCTTCAAGCCTAGAGCAAATGAACCAGGGCTTTTTAACTTATTCGTTGCGACCAGTATTAGTGCGAATCGAGCAGACTATTGCAAGAAAGCTGCTATCCCCTGCTGATCGCATTAAGTACAAGCCTAAATATAGTGTAGAAGGTCTGCTTAGGTCAGATAGCCAAGGGCGCGCTAATTTTTATAGCCAGATGTTGCAAAATGGCGTCATGTCTCGTAACGAGGTTCGAGATCTTGAAGACCTGCCAAAGCGTGAAGGCGCTGATGATTTAACTGTGCAATTGAATTTAACACCCATTCATAAACTGGGGCTAGATAATGAAAATTAAGACTAAAGATGTAAGTTTCGAAGTAAAAGCCGTTGAAGATAACGGCTTTTTTTCTGGCTATTGTTCTGTGTTCGATGTCGAAGATAGTTATGGTGATGTCGTTAAAAAAGGCGCTTATGCAGACACTATCAAGGCATGGGCGGACAAAGGAAAGATGCCGCCAATCTTGTGGCAACATAACCGCGGCGAGGTAATTGGCGTTTGGACCAAGCTTTATGAAGATGATCATGGTCTATATGGAGAAGGCAAGCTATTAATAGATGATGTTGCTAAAGCTAAAGAAGCCCATGCGTTAATGAAACATGGTGCAATTGATGGTTTGTCAATTGGCTACAAGGTTAATAAATGGTCCTACAACGAAGACAGTGAAGTGCTGGAGTTGCTGGCAATCGATTTGAAGGAGGTGAGTGTAGTTACATTTCCTGCTAATGAAGATAGCCGAATAGACAATGTGAAATCAACACTGATGAAGGGCGAACTGCCCACTTTACCAGAATTTGAAAAGTTCCTGCGCGAGGCAGGCTTTTCGAAAACGCAAGCCACGGCCATTGCTGGGCATGGCTTGCGCGTACTCATTCAGGGCGAGCCTGAAGAAGCTAAACAGCAAAATGATGAATTAAGCGAAGTGCTTGATTTACTAAAGAAACTAAATACACAGGAGTCGTTATGACTGACGTAACAAAAGAGCTCGCCACTGAGTTTGCAAAATCAGTTGACAGCGTAAAAGCTTTGGGCGAAGAATTAAAGGGAAAAATGTCGGCTGGTGAAAAAGGCTTGGGGGATTTAAAAAGCCAAGTCGATGAAGCTTTGACACAGATGAACGAGGTGAAAACTCGCTTAGATGATACTGAGCAGAAGCTTGCTCGACGAGGCAACGATGGTGAAGTTGCACAGAAGTCACTTGGACAGCAGCTTTTTGAGTCTGATAGCTTCCGTGATTTCGCTGAAAATCCAGCAGCGGGCAAGTCTGCCAAAGTCTACACCAAAGAGACGATCACAAGTGCTACAACAGATGCGGCTGGTTCAGCTGGTACACTGGTAACCGAGCAACGTTTGCCTGGTATTGTGGCCACGCCTGACCGCCGTTTAACTGTGCGTGATCTATTGGCTTCAGGCACCACTAATAGCAACTCTATTGCGTATATGCGAGAGACCGGCTTTACAAATAGTGCGGCTCCTCAAGTAAAAGAGGGTGATTTAAAGGCACAATCAGATATTGAGTTTGATGAGCAGCAAGTGAGCGTAAAGACTTTAGCTCATTGGGTCAAAGCATCACGTCAGATTCTAGACGACGCTCCAATGCTTGAGTCTTATGTCCGTGGTCGCCTGATGTACGGTCTTAAGTTAGTAGAAGAGCAGCAGTTGTTAAATGGTGATAATACTGGCGGTAACTTGCACGGTATTATCCCTCAAGCTACTGCGTTTGCTGACCCAGCCACATTAGCGGAATACACGATTATTGATCAATTGCGCTTAGCTCAGCTGCAGGCTGTACTTGCTGAATACCCAGCAACAGGACATGTGTTAAACCCAATTGATTGGGCGAAGATCGAGCTAACTAAAGATGCCGAAAATCGCTATATCATCGGCCAGCCTCAAGGTGTGGCCAATCCAACTCTATGGGGATTGCCAGTAGTTAGCACTCAAGCAATGGGCGCTGGCAAGTTTTTGACTGGTGCATTTAGCTTGGCTGCACAGGTGTTTGACCGTCAGCAAGCAGCGGTTGCTGTTTCAACAGAAAACCAGGATGATTTTATCCGTAACTTAGTGACAATTCTTTGCGAAGAGCGCTTAGCATTAGCGGTTTATCGTCCAGAAGCGTTTGTTTACGGTTCATTAACTGCTAAAACCGCTTAAAGTCAAGGCCAACGTTAGTTAAGAGGCGTTCACCATATTTGGTGAGCGCTTTTTTATTAATCCAAAGTTAATCAGTAGGTTTATTTTGTATTAATAAAAGGAGTTAGATCATGAAATACATAGTCTTAAAGCAGCACTATGGCGACCGCCAATATTTTGAAGGCGAAGAACGTGAGGTTGACAACAAGGCAGATGCTAAAGTGCTCATAGATGCTGGTCTTATTTCACATAGTAAGGGCTCAGGCACTGAAGAGAAGGCAGCGCCAAAAGCTCGAAATAAGATGGCGCCGAAAGCAAATAATAAATCTGAGTAAATAACATGATCACACTTGAGCAAGTAAAATTCCAGTGCCGCATCGAGCAAGATAATGATTACGAAGATGGCTTGCTCAATGGCTATATTGCAGCGGCTCGTAATCATGTGCAGATGCATATTGACCGCACGATTTATCCTGATGCGGTGCCAAGCGATGACCCGGATGGCTTAGTAGACAACGCAAGTATTGACCAAGCAATGCTATTGCTGGTAGCTCATTGGTACGCAAATCGTGAAGCAGTATCTGAGTCAGCAATGACTGAAGTGCCACTTGGTGTGCGTCACTTACTGCAACCCTATAGACGCATGGGGGTTTAAATGAATGCCGGCAAGTTAAGACACCGCATTAAGCTTTATAAGGGCAAAACAAAATCATCGCCTATGGGTGGGGGCGGAGCATTAATATGGGAGCATGTACTGACACTCTCCGCCGCGTTTGAGCCACTATCTGTAAAAGATATGTTGGCAGCTCAAGCGGCCAGTAGTGAGGCTAAAGTACGTTGTACCTTACGGTACCGGCATGATGTGGATAGCAAAATGCGAGTTGGCCATAGAGGCCGGATGTACGAGATTGATGGCGACCCGCTGCCAGATGCGAACAGTGGCCTCGAATACATGACTCTAATGTTAAAAGAGGTGACCAATGGCTGATGATTTTGGCAGCATGGAGATACACGGGCTTGAGGAGCTAGAAGCTAAGCTTGCTGAAATGGACAATGACATGGCGGGCAAAGCTCTGTATGGAGCGCTTAACTTTGCTTCATCGCCAATGGTTAAGGAAGCAAAACAACGAGCACCAGCTACAGAACAGGCTTATAGAAGGTACATGTCGTCCGGACAAGGTGAAGCCACTTATACGACGACTTTACTTGGTAAAAAACGTAAAGGTAAGTCTAAAAAAGCTAAGCGGGGTGAAGGTAAGTTCGAAGTACAGCAACCTGGCACTTTAAGACGTAGTATCAGAAGGCAGCGATTAAGAAAAATCCGAGAGTTTAACGAAGGAGGCGCTGCAATCGGGATTTTTATCAAAAATAAACGCTCAGATTTACCGCCTTACTATTGGTATTTTGTGGAATATGGGACCTCTAAAATGCCAGCTGTACCATTTTTAAGACCTGCTTTTGATAACAATGTTGATTTAGCGGTAGATAGGTTTAAGACCAAACTAGCTGCAAACATAGAAAAATATACGGAGTAAACCATGATAGCAGGTGTGTATATATATAACGTGTTGTCAGCTCTGGTTGAAGGCAGGGTTTATCCGGATGAAGTTGGCGAATCTGATGATCAAACCACTCCGTATATTGTTTATCAAGATATCAGCAATATCCCCGAAATAACCATGGAGGGGGTGACAGGTCATGAATGGGTCCGCATGCAAATAGATGTTTATCATCATGATAAATACGCAGGCGTTTTGCTGGCCAATAAAGCTATCCAGTTAATTAATGATAATTCAATATCTGCAATATATGGCGGCAAAGTGTCCAGTAAAGATGGCGCTTTGTACCGTCAGATGATCGAGTATGAATTTTGGCAAACAGCCGATACCGAGTAACACCTTACCTTTAATGAAATGGAGTATGACATTATGTCAGTAGAAAATTTAGTAGATAGCATCTACCGCTTATTTGTGAAAACCGCTGATGAAGCACCATCTTATACCAAGTTGCCGCACCTACTTAAATGTGAGCCACCAGTCGAAGATCCGGTGCTTGATGATGTAACAGCAACTGACGATAGACGCACTGTAAAAGTGCCAGTAGATTTTACTGAAGACAGTGAAATCGAATTTGAGTATGTGCTTGATGCAACCAATCCTGTGCACATAGCCATCCAAGATGCGTTTGATAATCGCACTGAGCTTGATTTTAAGTATGTGTATGTAACAGCGCCTAAAATGAGCCGCGGCTTTAAAGCCATGGTTGTGAAGCTGACACCAGATGCGGAAGACAAAAAGAAAAAAATGCGCATGAAAGGCACATTATCCATTACTAGCGACCCAACTGTACTAGAAACAAGCGACCCCGTTATTGCTGGTTAGATATAAGAAATAAACACCTATCAAGGCTCGCAATAATCTTGTGGGCCTTTTTTAATCACCCTATTAATCAAATTGAGAGAAATACAAATGGCTACCAAAACAAAAGCTTATGATAAAGCGTTACTATTAGCAGCTGTTGCTAAATCCAAGTTGCTTTCACCCGAGGCGGCGGATATTGAAGAGCTTGGCGGTGTAATCTATGCTCGTAGAATGTCAGTAGGCGAACGCGAAGAATATTTTGAAGCAATGAAAAAAGTAGAAGGCACTGGCAACGCTGAGGCCTTTGTGCGAGCTGCAGTAGATGAAAACGGCGAAGCTTTATTTGATGACAGCGATGAGGACTTAGCAATTGTTAAAAGCCTACCGCCATCTATCACTCAAGCTGTACTGGCGAAATTTAACGAAATTAATCATTTGGTAAGACCATCACCCAAGCAGGATGAAGAAGAGATTAAAAAAAACTCTTAACAAAACCTGATAGATTATTTTTGTTTAAGCTAGCAGGACACTTGGGCAAGACTGTAGCTGAGCTATCAGACACACTATCAATCAGCGAATTAAAAGAGTGGCAGGTGTTTGATAGGTTAGACCCTATAGGTGGACATCGAGGTGACCTGCAAGCAGCAATGATAGCTTTAATGCAGTCTTCCAATCCAGACGCCAAACTGACTGACTTTTTAGTTGTTGACCCAAATCCGATGACGGATGAGCAGCGCGAAGTTTATGAGGAGCAAATGCTTATGATAGAACTGCAGCAATCGGCCCAGCGTACTATCTCAATGTTTGAGCAGTTGGATTCTAACAAGTAATAATATTGCTAGATTATGAAGCATAGGTTATAGTTTAATTTTTAAACTACAACGAGAGTATTATGAAAAAATTATTATTAGGCGTAGCTTTGGTATTAACACTGCCTAGTTGCACCACAACAAGCGTAGGAGATGCGCGGGTAAGTGTTAGTGACTTTGACGGTGGAAAGTCAGTCACTATCATGCCGCATAAACTAGTCTGCCCAGACTATGCGACATGCTTAACAGTAGGTTATCACTGGAGTAATGAGCATGCAGATAATGCTGGGGTGTTGGTGGAGATTAATGATAGTGCCACGGGTAAATATCATCCATTTATATCATTTAAGCTTAATATTGATGGAGAAATTATTACGCTTAAGCCGCACGAAGGCGACAAAAATAACTTTGATCACAAAGTAACTGCAAATTTAGTCACTACTAAAACAAGCAGGTTATTTACAGTGCCGTTAAATGG